TGATATACACAAGAAGCTCTTTGCCGTTTGCTACGGCTCTATCAAGCGTATAGCCTGTGCTACCGTCACCTGTTATGGTTTGGGTTACAAAGGCTTGAAACTGTGTGGCTAGTTCATTCCCTAGATATGGCATATTAAGTTATCTCCATTATGCTTAGTGAGCCTGAGAGTTTGTCTATTACCGAACAAGTAATAACAATTTGGTCTGTGCCTTCTAGGACTACCTTGTTACCTGCTAATAGTTCTAGTGATGAACCTACAGGTATAGGCGCATCCTTTAGTAAAAAAGCTGTGCCGTTAGCTACAGTGTTTTCATCTGAAACGTTTAATGCTCCACCTCTTGCGGCTGTATCACTGACAAGTTTTACTGTCGCTGTTACTTGAGATGTGTGTATGTTAGACAATATTAGTCCTAAAACAACAGTTGTTTTTGTTGAAGCTGCTGTATAAACTACATAGTCATCAGGTGTTCCTCCTCCTGCATCAGGTGGTTCTGCTGCAAAAGTTACTACCTTAAATGTGTTTGCCATATCTTTCTCCTTATCCTAGTGCGATGGCTAATGCTGTGGCTTCGTTAGCTATTACTGTATTCAAAGCTGTGCCATTTACTGTTATTGCGTCTGCTTCAAGTGTTCCATCTATATCAGCGTCACCACTAATATCTAAACTTGTTGCATCAACTTCACCTGCTACTGTTAGAACTCCACTAGCCACCGTCATCAAGTCTGTGTCACCGGTGTGTCCAATGGTTGAACCGTTTATAATTACGTTGTCTACTGTAAGAGTAGTTAGTGTGCCAAGTGATGTTACGTTTGCTTGTGCTGCAGTTTGTAATGTACCTGCTAGTTGTGTGGCTGTTAGTCTTCCTGTGCTTGGGTTGTAGGTTAAATCACCATCTGATTCTAATCCTATGTTACCACCGTCTACATCACCACCTGATGTGAATACAATAGCGTTGTCTTCATCTGTGCTTTCGTTGTCACTAATCGTTACAGTTGTTGCTACGGCTGCAGTAGTTGCGTTTGTAACTGTAGTACCTGCAATCACTGTTCCTAAAGCTGTACCGTTGACTGTTATAGCATCAGCTTCAAGTGTACCATCAACATCTACATCACCTGATATGTCAAGGCTAGTAGCTTCTATTTCACCACTAGCTTTAAATATAACGTTGTCACCACCGTCAACTTCAAAGATAATTTGATTGTCTGTGCCAAATTTAATTAGGTTGTCATCATCCCTACCGACTACAAGACTTGTGTTCTTTATAGACTCAATACCTGTTTGTGCAGAAGCAATACTTGCGCTTGATATGGCAAAGTCTAATGTGCCATCACTATCTTCGTATGTAACAGCTATACCACCTGACTCTGTGTTACTTGACACCATAGCACCAACAGTGTCTTGTATAAACTCATCTAGTGCTGTACCGTTTACTGTGATAGCGTCAGCTTCTAGTGTTCCGTCAATGTCAGCGTTACCTGATATGTCAAGTGTGGCTGCGTCTAGCTCGCCACTAATAGTAATATTTCTACCACCACTAATATCTTTGTTTGCATCTGTAATTATAGCTTTACTAGCTATCACTGTTCCGTTTGTAATGCCATCTATCAAGTTAATATCTGCAGCACTTGCTGTAACATTAGTGCCACCAATATCTAATGTTGTTACAGATATTTCTCCTGCTACGGTTACAACACCATCTGCTAATGTTATTAAGTCTGTGTCATCTGTGTGACCAATGGTTGTTCCATTTATTACAACGTCATCAATGTCTAGTGAGCCACCTGTTATAAGACCTGTTGTTGTTATTGCTGATGAGCCTGTATCTATTGTGCCAAAGCCAGAGGTAATACTACCTGAGTTTAACGCACCTACAGTTGTTACGTTTGATAAGGTATCTAGGGCTGACTCAAAGTATGTTTCAAAATCAGTCAGGGCAACTTGCTTCATAGTTCCTGCATCGTTGACTACCACCCTGTCAGCATCTGCTAGTGTAGTAGAACTAGCTGCAGTATCCCCATCTAATATATTTACTTCTGTTGTTGTAACAGTAAGTCCATCTAGCACCTCTAACTCTGCTTCACTTATGTCAGCACTACCAATTACAATATTACCACCGACAGTAAGGTTGCCAGACACATCCACTGCACCGTTGATATCAACAGTTGTGGCTGCTATTTGTATTTCTGTATCTGCTACGAGGTCAAGCTGTCCATCTGTACTAGAGTTGATATATATTGCTGTGTCACGGAACTGTAACTTTTCTGTGGATGCTACAAGTATGTCATCACTAAACTCAAAGTAGTCTTCATCTTCCATCCACTTGAGTACACCGTCATTTCCATTTGCATTAAACGTGATAGTTATATCTGAGTCTGTTGACCCATCACCAAAAGATAAGGTGTTGCCAAGAAGCACAGTAATAGGACCACCTTCGGCTGTAGTACCGTCATGTGTGTGTCCTGTTGAGGCTGCAAAGGCGGCTAATAACTGATTAAATTCGTCATTAGTGTGGGCAGCCGTGATAACATCACCGTCACTATACGTGGACTGTCTTGTGTATGTTGCTCCCATTTATCTTCTAGCTCCTGTTTGATATTCCATCTGAAATCCCCTGAGTGCGTAAGGGGCTGTTGTACCATTATCGTCTACCCTAAGGGCTACTGTAAATCCTGATCCCTCAACCGACTGTCGTAACAAAGGTTCTGACTGACCACCGTATGTTGCTGTTCCGTACACACTTGTTCCGTACAAGGCAACCACCGTGTCTGCAGACAGAGAGTAAGCTGCAGGTCGTGGACTAGTAGGGTCTTCATAGTCGTAGCGTAAAAACATATCTGCGCTTATTGAAGCTTCTGGTTTGTAGCTCACTAAAACACGGTGCATGTGTTTACGTATACCTACATCACCAAAACTTAAGTCAGGACTTCTGTACTTACCTCCAATAGCAGTACCATCAAAATCGTTACCTGTTTCCTGTCTGTAAACGTAGCCACCCTCTCCTCCATGTATAACTATTGTCGCAGTAGCTGTTGATACAGTGTCCGTTGATGTAGGTCGTATCCCTTTTACTTGTGCAAACTCAAAAGATTGACCTCTAAGAGATGTTATAACACCCTCTGTTGCGCTTTGTGCTACACCAGACTTAGTAAAGAAAACTCTGTACTGTGTTTTGTTTGGTATAACTAGTGACCTAAAACTATTTGAGTTAGCAATGTTATCGTTAAACACAGACTGCACAGGAGAGCTTATAGTACCAAGTTCAACGTCACCAATTCTTGCTGTACCTGCAACAGTTCTTAACCCATCAGGTGCTAGAAATATTAAGTCACCTGCAAATTCCTGTATCGTCTGTCCGTTTACACACCCAATGTTTCTAGTTACAGGTGTCATTGTAAAGTCTAAGCTCGTTGACCCTGACAGTTTAAATATTCTGTTTTCACAAAAGATAAATAAATCTTGTCGGAAAACTTTGAGTCCCACGACGGTGTCGTCAACCTTTATGCTACCACCACCAAGAGCTGCAGAAAAATCATCCTCATTAAAGGGTGAACTAAACACTATCTCCTGTGGTGCGCTTGACATACCTGCGTAGAACATATGGTCTTTAAACGCTGTTACAAACTTAGCACCTGACACTGCAGGAGGAAATAGGTCTGCTACTATGTCTCCTATTGCGTGGTCTACAGCAGTACTACTTGATGTTGCTCTTGTGACACCTGTAAAAGTAGTAGCTGTTTTTCCTGTATACGTAAAGGTTTCATTGTTTATTATAAAAGATCCACTACTACCAAACTGTGATGTGTCTTTTACCGTTACCGTTCCTGAGCCTGTCATGCCAGTGCCTGAGGCTATTGCCGCTAGTAACGCAGTTGCTTCCCCTGTTCCTGTGCTTCCTGGTGCTACATCTGTAGCTGCAAAAGAGGTGTTAAATACTGTCGGTGCGTTAGCACCATCGGCAACTATTAGCTTGTCAGTGCCATCAAAGTTAAATCGTTCAAAGGTATATACACCTGCACTTGTTCTACCACTGTCTCTTTCTGTCCAAGACCCACTTCCGGCTGAGGCTGTAAATATCTTCTCTCCTCTTGCTGCAACTATTGTGTCATTAAATATACAAGACAGTAAGACCTCTTCTGTCGAGGAACTCGTTGCAGGAACTATGTTAGTGTTATACTTAGCGAAACCATTTATGCGTCTATACCCACCGTTGATATCTGGCTCAAAGTTTATAAGCTCTAGTGCTTCGCCAGGTTGCATCGCAAAAGTAGATCTGTTTAACACCAATCCTCCCTGCAAAGGAAAGGCGGCAGGAGATGTCTGCGAAAGATCAGGCATTAACCTAACGCTCCTGAACTAAAGTATCCTGTGGGCTGTTGTATCACTGTAGAACGCACGTACTCATACTTGTTTACTAATAAACTCTGCATATTCTTTATGCCTTGCTCAAAGCGACTAAAGTTAAGTTGGTACTGTGTTGTCTCTCCTCTGTACTGATAAACAAAAGCAGTAGCTCCGTCTATTATTACAGGATCAAATCGTGCAGGAATAGTTGTTGTGTCTGTTACTGCCGAAAGATCTGTAGGAAAAGCAAAGTAATCAAACTTTAGTGTATAGGCTCTGTTAGGAAACGGAAACAATAAGAAGTTATTGTCTAACGTCCTAACTATAAATCTAGGAACTGCACCGTTATCAAACTGTGCAACGGATGTGCCGTTGTCGTGTGTTGCAGCCGTTGTTCCGTTAGCACCTCTTGTGCATCCTGTTAGCGTGTTCGTGCTAATACCTGTGTATGTTATCTCTTCGTTTTCTATAAAGATTTTTCCAGTGCTGTCAAAGCCTGTGGAACTTGTAATGTCTATCTCTGTTTCACTAGCATCTAGTGCTTCTGCTAATGTTGTTGTTACTATCTCGTCTTCTTGTGTTACGTTTTCTCTATTGATGTAGTCGTTGTACTGAAGGATTGTTAGGTTTGCCCCTGACGCTCCTAGTGTGCTATTCTTTACTATTCTAGCTGTGTTATAGTCTACGTGCTTTGCATCAGTAGGTACGCTGTATCTAACTATGCCTGGTGAAAGTGTTTGTGTTTTTGTAGTATGATTAAAGGGGTACTGAAACTCCCTTTGATTGATATATCTTATTGATTCATTTACAGCGTTTTGTGCTTGAATCTGTATACCTCTCGCACTAGAGAAGTTAGAAGAGGTGAGTTGCACTTCGTTTAATCTTGCTAATACACTATTTGTTAATGATAAAAAAGTTGCCATTCACCCTATCCTAATAATGTAAGGGGCAAGTTGCCCTGCCCCAAACAATAAGTAATGTTACGCTAGAAAATCCCTGTCAACATCTACGGCTACACCGTCATGTCCGACATCGTTGCAATTCATTAGGATTGCAAAGATTCGTAGCTTACCTGATGAAACAGCACCACCTGATAAGGAAGCGATTGTTAAATCAATGTTATCGTCAGCCACAGCCATAACAGGCTGATAGGCTGCAGGGTTCTGAGCAAAAACTGCTGCAGCTGAGGTAGCATCAAAACCATCCACAAATACGTCAGCGTCAACACCAGTACCAAGGTCTACTGTAAAAGTAGAACCATCACTAGCAGTATCAACTTGAATACCTGCGTTAAGAATCATTGTACCCTTTTTAACAGCTATAACAGGAATAACGTCAGAAGCTGCGAGAGCAGAACCCTTATCAGACAAAGCTGTTGCTAAGTTAAGAACAGTTTGCACCATGTAAGGTTTTCTGCCTGGATTAGAGTTTACTCCTCGTGCAGCTTGTAGTGTATTGTCACCTAATGCCATGTCAATGTCCTCCTTTAAGCTGCATTATATTTGGCAGTAACGATAGCCTCTGGTCGGAGGATCTTTCTACCATATAAGTGCATACCACGCACGATGTCAGCAAAGCTGTCAGGGTCACGGTATGTTTCGGTTTTGCTGAGTTGTTCAGCAGTTGCAACAGCAGAACCAT